TCTTGTGTTTTAGATTTTTTGGAATATCCTGATTTATAAAAAGAGTTATTTATCAAATTCCTAATATTAGTAGTCAATCTGAATATGACATCATTCTGACGCCTTTCTGACAATTGTTTATTCCTTTTATCTTTGTTTTCACTCTGATACTTTTTCTGATATTCTAACTTCCTATCTTTATTATTTTCATAATATTCAGAAGCTTTTTCCTTAACTTTCAACTTATTATTATCGTAATAATCCTTATTAATTTGTTTTTTTATGTTTTTGTTTTCTAAATACCAGGACTTAAAAATTTCACTTCTTTTCTCCTTTATAGTTTTCCTATACTCTTTTGCATTCTCTCTATTATTTTCCCTATATAATTTATTACACTCTTTACAATTAGTTCTACGACCATCTTTAGATGATTTATCCCTATTAAATAAATCTAAAGACTTAATAACATCACATTTGCTACATTTTTTTTGATCAATCATAGAAATTTTCAAAAATTTTAAGGTATATATAAAAAATCCAGTTCCTCCTGAAGATTACTCCTTAGGAAATTCTCCTAAGAATGTCAATAACTCTTCTTTAAAAGATTGATATCCTGGGTTATTATTCAAATCAGCGACCAAACCATCGATTACTTTCTGAACTATCTCTCTTCTTTCATCTTCCTCTTGAGAAGATAATTGTCTTTTCTTACTACCAGCTTCTAATTCTGGTAAATATCTACCCGAAGTTTCTTTTCTTCTTTGTTCGATTTTTTCATCTTCAGATTTTTCAAAATCTTGTCTTAGCTTAGTTTCAGCTGCTAACTTAGATTTGTAATCAAGATCTTCAAATTTTTGTAAATGTTTCATATTAATAGTCGTATTTTTAGAGTATATATTAATTACGGTTTTCCATATTTTTCATATGATGTCCTCAACCTGTCTATATGTTCTCTAAGTGCATCATATTTCTCACCTATCTCATTCTTAATATCATAAAAATCTTTAAGAACTGATGTGATAATCTCTTTGTGTCTTTGCTCTTTAGTTTCTAATTTAGTTTCCCAAATTTCCATTAACTTTTTTGGATCATAAGTGTTCTTGGGATATGATGAATATAGGAATCTAGGCAATAATTCTAAACTAACTCTATGAACAATTTTAATTTGTGCAACATTATATTCTTGAATAGCATATTCGAAACCATATTTGAGCAATTCAGTGTACATGCCTTTGAAGTTAACTTCTATGATTTGATTTTTTTCAAAATTTTCTTCGGTGATAAATTTATCAAAAATAGAATCCCTCAATTCAAGTGGAATGAAGTTAAAATTAACACCTAATATGACTATCATATTTGAGAATTTTCGATAATCACAACAAAATATTGGAGACCATCTCATCCAGTTTGAATCATCTAAATAATGAAGATGATAAAATCCACCTACTTGAATATCCTCTTTTGATATAGCCTTACAATCCTCGTCACTTTCAGAATACTTTTCATACATGAATTTAGTATTATTTCGGTAATAATCAATCAAATCTGTTCCAAAGACTAATCGATTTAATTTAACTCTTTCTTTCAGGAATCCCATATACAATATATATTATATGTTAAACTCTAAACCTAATAATACTAATTATCATCAGGGAAATTATATTCCTAAATACAAGGATAAAGTCCTTAAATTAAATTCACAAGGTGGTATCTATTATAGAAGTTCTTGGGAAGTCAAAATTATGACTTGGTTAGACAATAACCCTAAGATTACTAGATGGGGAGCTGAGTGTATAACGATACCTTACCAGTTGACACATTATGAAAGAAACGGTGATATCAATTTGAAAAGTCACTGTTACTATCCAGACTTTTATTATGAGATAGACAACGGTAACGCAAATTCTAAAAAAGTAATAGCTGAAGTAAAACCTATGAAGGAATATCTAATGGTTCAAAAACTTCAAGAAATGAAGTTATCTGTTCCAGAAAATGCAACCTTAAAGAAATTAAAAAACTTTGAATACGATCTAAAGATGGCTCAGAAAAATTCTGAAAAATGGAAAACGATGATAAAATATTGTGACTTAAAAGGTTGGGATTTTATCATAATCACTGAAGAACACCTGAAAAAAATGGGGCTACTATAAGACAGAATAAAATGAATATCTTAAAAATACATAAAATAGTATCATATTTATTTGAAAAAATCCAAATATCAAAAGAACTACATATACCAATCATTAGAAGTAAAAAACCAAATACTTTCCACTCTGTAAATAAAAGTGCAAGAATCCAGAAACAATAAAATATCTGTTGTAAATAATATATTATGTCGAACAATATCCAGTTTTTATTATCATACATAATAAGCTTTTGGTCAACATTTTTTTGCAAATGTGACTTATTAATTAGGTAATAAAAGGTTGAAATTATAAAAAAGAAAGCTAAAAAATTCATACTTTAAAAAATATATCTTCTATTTTTATTAGATTGTTCATTTCATACTCCATCAATCGAAGTGAATTTTTTTCCTTCACTAATTCAAACAGAGTATCAGAAATAAAACATTCTATCAATGGACCAGTGATTCTGTCATATTCATGTGACACTAAAGCCTCACCCTGACGAATTATATATATTTCATTTAGATAGCTCTTATGAGCCTCTTCATTGATATGTAAAGAGCAACCATCAGGTCTAATACCCCAACTTCTTTCAGATTCTTCCCATCTCTGGAAATAACAACGATTCATTTAAAAAATGTTTATAAGTTAATTCAATTCCCCTTTTCAAGTCAGTCTTATGTGACCAACCTAACTCATGTATTTTAGAAACATCTAAAAGTTTACGAGGAGTACCATCTGGTTTAGAAGAATCATAAATAATTTGACCAGCGAACCCAATGACGTCTCTGATCATTAATGCTAAATCTTTAATTGAAATATCTTCACCAGTTCCAATATTAACAATTTCAGACTCATTGTAATTTAACATTAAATAAACACAAGCCTCAGCTAAATCCTCGACATATAAAAATTCACGCATAGGATTTCCACTGCCCCATATAACAACCTCGGAATCTCCATTACTTTTTGCTTCATGAAATTTTCTAATAAGAGCTGGTAAAACGTGTGATGATTGTAAATCATAATTATCACCAGGACCATACAAATTAGTTGGCATAACTGAAATAAAATTTGTACCATACTGTTGATTGAAACTTTGACACATTTTTATTCCAGCAATTTTTGCAATTGCATAAGCATCATTACTTGTCTCTAAATAACCACTCAATAAATATTCCTCCTTTAAAGGCTGTGGTGCCATTTTAGGGTAAATACATGAGGAACCCAAAAACATTAATTTTTTTACTCCTGTCTGATATGATGCGTTAATAATATTCGTTTGAATCGCGAGATTTTGATAAATAAAATCTGCCTTAAAATCACTGTTAGCCTTGATACCACCAACCTTCGCTGCTGCAAGAAAAACATATTCTGGTCTCTCAAAGTGAAAAAAATGATTGACTTGAAATTGATTAGTTAGATCTAATTCTTTTTTTGATTTAGTCACAATATTGGTATATCCTTCAGATTTTAATTTTCTTAGTATAGCTGATCCAACCATACCTCTATGACCAGCAACAAATATTTTAGAATCTTTTTTCATTTTCAAGATGTTTTTTTGATATTTTTTCAAAATCCGAATAAACCATTTCCTTACACAATTCTTCGACTGTATATTTAGGTATCCATCCCAATTTTGTTCTAGCTTTAGTTGAATCACCAAGTAGTTGATCTACTTCTGTTGGCCTAAAGTATTCAGTGTCTATCTCAACTATTACTTTTCCAGTTTTTTTATCTATACCCCTTTCATCTTTTCCTGAACCAATCCAATCGATTTGAATATCAAGAAAGTTAAAAGCCATGGTGCAAAATTCTCTAACTGAAATTTTTGTACCAGTTGAGAGAACATAGTCTTCTGGTGTATCTTGTTGCATCATTAACCACATACCCTCAACATAATCTTTAGCATGTCCCCAATCTCTTTCAGCATCAAGATTACCAATTAATAATTTATCTTGAATTCCTAATTTAATTTTAGCAACAGCTTGTGTAATCTTTCTTGTTACGAATGTTTCACCCCTAACTGGACTTTCATGATTGAAAAGTATTCCAGAACAAGCAAATATTCCATAAGCCTCTCTATAATTAACAGTAATCCAATGTGCATAAAGTTTAGCTACACCATATGGACTTCTTGGATAAAAAGGAGTTGTTTCTTTTTGAGGCACTTCTTGAACTAAGCCAAACATTTCAGAAGTTGATGCTTGATAAAATTTTGTTTTATTTTGAAGATTCAAGATTCTAATAGCTTCTAAAATTCTAAGAGTTCCTATACCATCAGCATTTGCAGTATATTCCGGAGTTTCAAAACTCACTTTAACATGAGATTGTGCGGCTAAATTATAGATTTCATCTGGTTGAACTTCTTGTATTATTCTAATTAAATTGGTCGAGTCAGTCAAATCACCATAATGTAAATGAAAGTTTTTGGATTCTCTTGTAGATTCATAAAGATAATCTATTCTTTCAGTATTGAAAGAAGAACTTCTTCTCTTTATACCATGAACTATATAACCTTTTTCTAGAAGAAATTCAGCTAAGTAACTTCCATCTTGCCCCGTGATTCCCGTACAAAGTGCTACTTTTTTTTTATCTAAATTTGTACTCATATTCTTTTTGTATTTTAATATCTTTTATATAATTAAAAAACCTTATAGTTTCCTCCTTTGTAAATAACTATTTGACTTTTTAACAAATTATATTTTTAAATATAAATAAAGAACAATATTACGATGTCCTTTAATATTATCCGTTAAAGTGAGTGTAATCCCTGACCATCATTTGATCCCTCAAGTGATATTAGTTTAATCAGATTATCAGAATCACCTTTCTTCTTATAAATTTCGTTGAATCCTTTAGCTATTCCACGTTTGAATACTTCTGTAAAATAAGCAAAAGCATTTACTGACTTTTCTTCATTAAAATTATACCAATTTTGATACATATCAAGAAGACCGGATTGATAACAATCCATCTTGTCATCGTTATTCCAATATCTCATTTTTTTGATGGTTTCTTTGCCAAGCAATTCCAACATTTTCTCAGCTTTTCTTGTTAATTTTCCTTGTGATTTTGATACAAGAATTTCGACATAGAGCTCTTTGTTATTTAGGTACATTCATAAAGCATTATTTTTTAAGCACGAATCTTATTAAGATGCTTTCATGTTATATATCAACTATCATGACGAGTTTTAAAAAGGCACAAAAAAACCTCGAAATTTTCGAGGTTTTTTATTTTTCTTTAAAGTTTAATTCTTTCCTTATATTGAATTTCTTTCACAGCTTGTAATTCAACACTAAGAATATTTTCTCTTTTTTGAAGATTTACTAAAGCTTCTTTTAGAACTTTTGTTTCACCTAACATTTGAAGTGAAGCTTTAACTTTACTAACATTAAATTTAACATCTTCTAATTTAAGAGTGATTTCTCTTTCTTTATCTTCAAGTTTTTTCTTAGTTACAACTTCTTTATTCAATTTATTCTCATAGAAATAAGTTAAATCAAAATT